GCAGGTAGAGGGGGGTGGCGAGTGAGTCTCATAATACAGGTTAGAGGAACGAGTGGATCAGGTAAGAGTTGGGTGATGTTTCAGATCAAGGAACGGTTTACATGGGTTCCCCACATTCCCCCTCGATGTCGTCGCCCCTCTTACTACCTCTCCGATTGCGGTCGTATTGCCCTCATGGGTGGGTATGAGTCTGCCTGTGGGGGGTGTGATGGTATCGGTTCCGCGCGACAATCCTGCGATGTGATAAGGGATGTCATCGAAAAGCACAGCCCCAGAGTAGTCTTGGCTGAGGGACTCCTGCTATCGGAAGATGTAAAGCACACTGTCAGCCTTGGTGATGTAAGGGTTATCTTTCTGACTACCTCAACGGATCAATGTTTGATACAGGTCAAGTCTCGTCGCCTGGAGGTTGGAGATACTCGCCCTCTTGATTCTGAGAAAGCAAATGGTAACCCAACCGCACAGCAGAGACTTGTCAGGCGAGATCAGACGATTGAAAGGGCACGGGTGAGACTGTTAGAAGAAGGTATAATCTGCCGTAGACTATCAGCCAATCAGGCTGTGGGGATTGTTCAGGGTTGGCTAGATCACCAGTTAGGTACGCATGGAGAAATAGAGGAGGAGATGAGAAATGTTAGATCCCATTCCAAATGACAAGCCGGCGCAGTGGCATTTTGACAAGTTCGTGGAGTTCACTCAGTTCAAGGAGTATGCCGGGGAACCCTCTCCCCACCTGCGCACCGTTGTTCACCTCAGTAAAGATTCCAGTTGGGAGGAGAAGATCTGGAGAGTAGGATGTTACGCTGTCCCCTATTCTGTTCTCTCTGCTGAGGTGCTCTGGACTCACTGGCCGTATGAGGAGGTAAGTGACAGGGGTGCACTAAAGCAGTGGCTAGAGAAGCACTGGGGTCACTTCCACATTCGTACTGAGCGCCGCTGCGTTCGTAGTCTCGATAACTTCTACCGTAGTCTCGTGGGGTACCATCATTGGATTCGGACGTATCTCAAACCCTTCCTGGATACCTGCCATGAGCAAGGCACACCAGCGTTTTACGATGCTATCTGGGAAGTGATGGACCAGGTGCCCTTCTTTGGTCGATACATTGCCATCCGAGCCATCGAAGGGCTGCGTAGGCTGGGGGTAGCAAACGCTGACCTTTACGATATTCGAGCAATAGGGGGGCACTCTCCCATCCGTGCTCTTACCCTCTTCTATCCAGAGCGGGCGGAGGCACTCCTCAACGAGGATGATGTAGTAATTAACCAGAGTGGAGAGGACCTGGCTGCTTACATCCAGAAGAAACTTCCCTTTGCCAGCTATTATGTCTGCGCCGCCATGCTCTGCGAATACCGCAAGGCATTTGAGGATTCCAACGAGTACTGTGCTCGTACCCAGGATGCTGAACTAGAACATTACCAGAAATATATACCTTACTGGGAGGAATTAGGCTATAATTCTAATATCCTCAAGGCGCGTCGGGAGATATTCGATCAAAGGTGTCTGGGCGAGATGTCTGGATGGTCAGGAGTGCGAAAGGAGTTGAGCAAGGTGCTCTCCTCCTGGGGATACAACTGGTCCGATACTATCTATGATTACCCCAGAACGAGGGACTTCTCCCGACCCGTGCGACACAAATCTGTAAGCCTGTTTGATTAGGTGGAAAGGAGAACGAAATGAGAGAAGGTGTATCCGAGATCATCCCCGGAAAACTCTACCAACGGGGGCAGTTCATGACGTGGTTCCTGGACAGAAAGATGGAGTTCCTCAAGAGGAACGGAATCACGGCTGTGGTCAACCTATGGGGGAAAATTGACCCTGAGCTAGAGGGGATTCGCTACTTCGTCTGGCCGCTGCGAAGTAACAACCCAGACAATATTGATGACCTGGCCATATTTGTCCACAACCTCATGGTCGAGGGTGACGTGGTGTTGGTTCACTGCGAGGCAGGAGTTAATCGCTCCGTTTGGCTCTGCACCAAATTACTCATGCTCTATGATGAGTCTCTCTCCGCCCAGGAGGCTCTGGACCAGGTGTCTGAGAAGGTTGGTCGTACCAAAGTCAACAAGAACCTGTTCGCATCATTACTGGGATAACACATAGGAGGCAAGATGTCTAACAGCATCCGCGTGGCTATTTTCGGTGTCGGTAACTGTGCCAAGTCCCTGGTCGAAGGGGTAGCCCTCTACTCTACCTCCGGTCGGACAGATGGTTTGGCGTTTCCCTCCATCGGTGGCTACACCCCACGTGACATCGAGTTCGTTCTGGCCTACGATGTAGATGGGCGGAAGGTAGGGAAGTCTTTGTCTGAGGCTATCTACGCCAAGCCTAACTGCGCATCGAACCTCGTCGACAAGAGTCTAGTTCCCTGGGGGCACGTGACTGTGAAGAAGGGGGTAGTTTTGGACGGTGTAGCATCCCACATGTCTACAGATGATCCGGAGGATGGAGAGAGGTTTTATCTGGAGAAGAGTTCTTATGAACCCACACACCGTCAAATCGTGGATGCCCTTGAGCATTACCAAGTCGATGTTGCCCTGATTTATCTCCCCGTGGGATCGGAACGGGCGGTGGAGTTCTACGTCAATGCGATGCTGGAGGCAGGAGTGCCCTTTGTCAACTGTATCCCCGTTTTCATCGTCTCTAACCCAACCTGGCAACAGAGGATTACGGAGGCGGGTATCCCAGCTATAGGAGATGACATGAGGTCACAGGTTGGTGCCTCGATTCTTTCCCAGGTTCTCCAGGAGATGTTCTTGAGTCGGGGGGCCAAGGTAAACTTCCACTGCCAGACGAACATGGGAGGGAATACCGACTTCATGAATATGCTGGACCGTACCAGATTGTCCTCGAAAAAGGTCAGCAAGGAAAACGTCATCCGATCCCAGAACGAGTTACGTGGTCTCCCTTCCTCTCCGGAATCGGTCCACGCTGGCCCTGCCGATTATGTACCCTACCTCAAGGACAACAAGGTAGCCCACGTGCGTATTGAGGCGGAGGGGTTCGGCGGAGCACCGATAACTCTGGATTGCCGTCTCTCGGTGCAAGACTCCCCTAATAGCGCCGGAGTGGTCATAGACGCTATCCGATACCTCCAGACGGCCAGACGCCTGGGAATTGTTGGTCCTCTGTACGGACCCTCCTCCGCTACGCAGAAGACCCCGCCACAACAGATGAAGTGGGCGGACGCCTATATTGAGTGTGTGAATCTGGCATCTACTCGATTCAAGGATTGATCTGTGAATGTAAAAGAACCCCCGGTGGCCGGCCGGGGGTTTGGGATTGGGGCGAGAGGGATAGGAGGTTATTCGTTACGCCTTGCACGACGCCTTCGTCGGCTCCTTTGCCGTCCCCTTGGCCATCCGCTTGGCCTGACCGACACCCTTGGCCGTCAGGTAGTAGTAGTAGCCCCTTTCCCCCTCAACCACAGTACCGGCCAGGGCGGTAGCGACATACCCCTGGACAAAGATGTCCCAGTGGAGGGAGGAGATTTGGGAGTAGATAGCGACATTCCCTGCTGCCTTCTGGATGTCTTCACGGGAAACGGCCTTTCCGGCGCTCGTGGCGCCCAGCTTCAGCATTGCCGCCATCAGAGCCTGCTTCCCCTCGCTGGTCCACTTGATCTCACGGGTCGCCGTGCCGTTCTTGGAAGTGGTCGTCTCAGTCTTCGTGGTCTTCGCCATGGTAGGGTCTCCTTCGATTCGTTTCACTTTGGGGTCCGCTCCCGCCTTGAACTTCAAGACGTAGAAGCGTTTTGCCGAAAACGCATCAGGGAAGGTCTTGCGGACCCGAATACCCTTCGCTGTGTATTCCACAGCCATCGGAGTAGGTTCACGGTCCACAGGAAACATCGGTTAGCTCCTCACCTTCGCGTCTTCGATTCCCCTTACACCAATAATACGGGGAGTATCCCAAAAATAAAGGGGTAGGCCCAGAAGTTTTTCGGAAATATCTCAGGTAGAGTTGTTACCCCTTGCAGTAACTGGAGTTAGGTCTTGAAAAAACAGCAGAAATACTTCGACCCCACCCGATTTCACCCCTCGCCTGTGCCTTTAACGTCTCTACCGGCCGGTATTAGAAAAACTAATACAGCGATAAAATCGCTTGTACGGTATTCTTTCCCCTATCCGCCCCGTCTTACGCCTATCCGCCGATCTCTCGCCCTGCCTCACCCTGGCCTCGGGAATCGGGTATCGAAGGGGAAAGGTAAACGATTAGAGGGAAGGGAACTCCGGCTAGACGCGCTCGTAGCGCTTCCGACCGGAAGAGGGATCTTAACCGTTATACGAAGTAATACTGGGAGGTAACTGATGGCCGTCTATACAGGGATCAACGAAGCATTTACTGGTCTTGTAAGAGGTATTCATATTGGGTCGATACCAGGTAAGGTCCTCCTCTCTCGCTATGGCGAAGTGATCCAGGTTACAGAGCCGGTCACGGTGACTTTCCTCAATCCTCTCCAGAGGGTGCTATTTAACGCTGCCAGGGACGTCAACCCCTTTGCCATTCTCTATGAGGCACTGTGGATGCTCGCTGGGCGGAATGACCTGGCTGCGATAGCCTACTACACCCCGCGCTTCCGGGAGTTCTCTGACGATGGCGAAACTATCCCGGATGCTTATGGGTATCGGTGGAGGAATTGGAATGGATATGGGGATAGTCCGGATGAGAAGTGCAGAGAGGGAGCTGACCAGCTCAGAATAGTTATCGATCACCTCAAGAAGAAACCGGAATCCCGCCGCGCCGTAATCCAACACTGGAACGTCAAGGATGATTTACTCAAGATTGACTCCTCCAAAGCAGTCTGCTGTAACTTGAGTGTTCTCCCCTCTATCCGTGACGGCTGTTTAGACTTGACTATCCTCAACCGCTCCAATGACCTGGTCTGGGGATTACTTGGAACAAATATGCCGTGTTTCTCGATATTGGGGGAATACCTGGCGGCCCATATCGGCATCAAGGTTGGAAAGCAGACCCACTTCACTAACAACCTCCACGTCTACACGAACAATTGGAAACCGGAGGAGTGGTTAGGGTGGGTGAATGGAAACACGGATAGCGGATACAAGGGGTATCCTTCTCCTCACTTTCCGTTGGTGAGAGATCCTGTCCAATTCGACCGGGACCTGAGGAGATTTGTTGATTTGTGGGACGGATCGGGTGCTAGCGCGGCCCAGATCCCTTCTGAACATGGTTGGATAGAGCCGTTCTTCAACGATGTCGCTCAGCCTATGATGAGAGTATTCGCGGACTACAAGTGCGGGGATCTGAAGTGGGCTGAGATACACATGGGGGATGTTCAGGCTCCAGATTGGAGACAGGTTGGATTGGTGTGGATCCAACGTAGGATTGAAAAGCGTATCAAGAAGGGAGAAGATGTATGGGGGAAGCTAACTCTAGGCAAGTCGGAGGGAACCACTACAAACACGGTGGAGAAGAACACTGGGACCGGGTTTGTCGATTAGGGCTTGACTATTTTCAGGCTCAGATTACGAAGTACATAGAGAGATGCAAGCTCAAGAACGGTATCGAGGATCTCAAGAAAGCTCGCCACTTCCTCGACAAGTACATAGAGTTACACAACCGGGGAGCCAAGTTCGCCGTCTCTCCCAATCCCCACCTGGTCGATCTCTCTAACTTACTTGACTTGAGTGAGCAAGATGGGAAGGAGGAACAGGAAGAGAAGGATGGTTCCTGGAGCTATTCTACAGCGGTGGACGAACACTGTTCCGTTGGCAGACATTTCTTCAGCAAGGAAGGAAAGTGTAACCACTGTGGGGCAACCGTGGAAAAGGAAGTTGAGAAATCTCAATCCCAGACTAAACAGGAGGAAGCGAAGTGAATCCGCGCGAATACCAATCGGCTGCACAACGAACCGAGTGTAGCCAACAACGCGCCCTCTCCCGTCTCACTGGCTCTCCAGGAGCGGCAAGCTGCACTACCGATACCCGAGTTACCCGGATAGTCCATGCCATTATTGGAATGACCGGAGAAGTAGGGGAACTGGCCGCACTGCTGGAGAAGCACGTGTGGTACGGAAAGGGTCTCGACCTGGACGGGTTGGTAGAGGAGTTAGGGGATCTGTGTTGGTACATCGCGGAGCTATGTAACGCCACTGGGTTGGACCTGGGGGTTATTCTTGCCACCAACATAGCCAAGCTCAGGAAGAGGTATCCGGACAGGTACACCGACTTTGACCAGGAGAACCGGGACGAGAAAGCGGAGAGGGAAGCTATGAAGCAATTGACTACTCCCCTGGTTTCTCTGGAACCGACAAGTCTGGGGACCAGGTTTTTGGATACCGTGGTAGTACAGGATGGTCATGGGTTTGGACACCTGGAGTATGCAACTTACGGGGAAGCATCTTCGTTGTTCGAGGGTAAGCAGTGTGAACGGTGTTCCGCACCGGCTACTCGAATGGTGAACGATACCTCTCTGGATAGTTCCAACGAGGAACAACACTGGTTCTGTACCGATCACGACCGACCGTCTGCGGTATTGAAGAGTAAGAACTGACTGGACTACTCTGGGACCTGAAAATAGCAGCAAGAAGAAAGGAGTAACTACAATGCCTTCTTTGACAGGAAATGATGTTCCACGGCAGATGAAACCCTACGATGCGCTGGGTCTCGATGTGTCACATCAGGGACACATGGACCATGTGATGACGGAGTGCCCTTTCTGCGGCGATGGGGCTAACTCTAACCAGCGCAAGTTCTCCATCAATGTCCATACAGGTTTGTGGCGATGCTTCTCGTGTAACGCTGGGAATGAGGAAAAGGAGAGTAGCGTGACCAAGGGCGGTAACGCACTTACCTTTATGAGACTTCTCCACAAGAGAAGTGAGGAGGCTACTACCGATTACTCGGAGCTAATGGAGAGTCGAGGTATCCTGCTCTTCTCCACGTTAGCTCTGTGGGGGGCAGTAAGGTCCACCATCTCGCAAGAGTGGTTACTTCCTGGCTATAATGTCAAGGGGGAAATCAACCAGCTATATCGATGGGTAAAATACCAGGTAGTGAAAAATGGTAAGAATGTCTGGACCCACAAGCTGATGGCTACTCCGGGGCTGGAGATGGCGGGGGAGAAGGAGCGACATGGTATCCACGGTGTCTTTCCCCTTGATGACCACTATAGCGATGTCTATATCTGCGAGGGGCCGTGGGATGGAATGGTACTGTGGGAGGCTCTGGGTGGAATAGACTACAACCCATCCGTCATCGCTGTACCTGGGTGTTCGACCTTCTTTGAGAGCTGGATACCTCTCCTTACTGGGAAGCGAGTACACCTGCTCTACGACTCCGACTATCCCAAGGTGAACAAGCAGACCGGCGCGGTATTGGGTTCTCCCGGCCACGAGGGAATGAAGCGAGTAGCCAGGTTGCTCCTCTCGCACACCAACGGCCCTTCCGAAGTGTTGTACCTGGATTGGGGGAAGAAATGAGCGAAGATGGAGTAGTAGATCCTCAAAATACGGAGGGGTACGACCCTTCACGCAAGGATGGATACGATGTCAGCGATCACCTTACTGCCTTCGCCACGATAGAGGAGCGCAAACAGGCATTCGAGGAGTTACTGACTGCTTATGAGAAATCTGTCCCGGTGGACTGGGTATCTCCTACTGGGTTGTCTGTTTCCCACCGCTCTGACTCGGTGGATGGGTGTCTGCCTTGTACCAGCTGGAAAGACCTTGTCGCGGTGATCCGCAAACCCGTCAAGTGGATAGAGGGGCTGGACCGGGCGCTGGGGTGTATGCTCGCCACAGTGATCTCGACAGAAACCCTGGGAGATCCCATATTCTTGAAGGTCATGGGGCCGGCTTCGTGCGGCAAGACTATCCTGTGCGAGATGCTGGCTCCAGCCAAGAAATACATTCTGAGCCTGTCTACCTTCTCAGGATTTCATTCGGGGTACAAGACAGACCGATACGGGGAAGAAGATCACTCGCTGATAACTCTGGCAAAGGGCAGGACGCTGGTAACCAAGGAAGGTGATACCATTTTGAAGCTGCCCGACCGGGCGCGGGTATTCGCTGAGGCACGGGACATCTATGACGGAGCATCGAGGTCCTTTTACCGTCACGGACTGAACCGTGAATACGAGGGTATCCGGTTATCGTGGATACTGTGTGGCACTGGAGCTTTACGGGAGATAGACGAATCTGAGCTGGGTCCTCGTTTCGTGGACTGCGTGATACTGGAGGATATGCCACCGGAGTTGGAGAAGGATCTCTGCATGCGGGCCATCAACGATGCCTGGCGTGACGTGGCGATAGCTTCTAATGGAAAGGCAGAGACGACAATATCGGCCGATATGGCGTTGGCCCAGCAGACCTGTGGTGGCTACGTCATGTTCTTGAGACGGAACGCTGCCGATTTGATAGAGTCAGTCTCCTGTACCAGCGATGAGCTGGAGAGGATGTTCCACTATGGATGGTTTACCGCCTTCGCTCGGGCGCGGGAGAGTAGCAAGCAGCGTGAAGTGGTAGAGCGGGAAATGGCTCCCAGGTTGTGCAAGCAGATGACTCGTATGATGCGGTGTATGGCTGCCGTTCTGAATAGGAGCTACGTGGATGGAGAGGTAATGCGAAGGGTACAGAGGGTGGCCTACGATACCTCACGCGGAGGTACTCTGAAGGTTATCCAGTTGTTGAGACGACATCCCGGTGGTCTATCCGTGGGGAGTATCAAAAATCACCTGATCCACTTCGAGGAAGGGGCGGTAAACAAGTACATGAGCTTCCTCTCCAGTATCGGCGTGGCAACCCAGAAGGTTGAAAAGATCGGGGCCGGCGCCACGGTGAGGAAGTGGCATCTGACGGAGAGATTGAGTTTTCTATCCAACGAGGTACTGGGGGAACTATGAGCAACAGAGAAAGAAGAGAGAACAGTAGCAAACTGGTAGAGCAACTGGAGGGACAACTGGAGAATCTCAAGGAACTGGACACCTGGTTCACTGGGTTGGCAGAGGAAGACCAGCGGAACGTTCTGTCGCTCATTAACCTGCCTATCGCTCGCAAGGTAGTCGAGGTATGTCCCAACCCAAAGTGGAAGATAATGATAGGTATGCTGCTTGACTTGAGGGACGTGAAGGAGAAGGGTGGAGCAGCACCCCAGCCAGCTCCTCCTACTCCCGTCAAGAGGGAAAAGTCTCTCTTTGATTAGCTCATGTTAGATCCCAAAACATCATCTCGTCATGCTCTGGAGACCCTCCAGCTACACTGGGAGAGTAACCTCGTCATCGGAGCAATGAGTAAGCCGGATAAGATCGCTCTGGACTTGATGAGGTATTGCATAGAGGTAACATGCGAGAAGTGTAGCGCGAATGACCATTGTCCAGTAGCTTTCCGGCCAGTGAATATCTATGGGTTTTGTGAATTAGAATAACGACGTGAAAAGGCGAGAGGAAGAGATGTTTAGAGAAGAGGAAGAGAAACGATGATCTACTCACCGTTGAAGTGGCATGGTGGAAAGAGCTACCTGGCAAAAAGAATTGCTGAGATAGCTGAAACAATACCTCACATCCACTGGGTTGAGCCTTACTTTGGTAGTGGTGCCGTTACCTTCGCTCTCGACCCTGGAGGTAGGAGTGAGGTAATCAACGATGTCCACCTGGACCTTACCAACTTCTGGAGAACCTTACAGGACCCAATCTTATTCAAGCAGTTTCAAGTACGGATGTCTATGACTCCCTTTTCCAAAGTAGAGTGGAAAGCAGCAGAGAGGAGCCTGTGTAACCCTGATAACGGAAGTTGTATAGATAGAGCGTGCTGGTTTTTCGTGTTGTGTAGGCAGAGTCTGGCTGGGAGAATGGATACCTTTTCTCCCCTTACCAAGACCAGACTTCGTAGCGGGATGAACGGAGAGGTAAGCGCCTGGCTGGGGAGTATAGATGGGTTGGCCGAAGTCCATACCAGACTAAAGAGGGTGGTGATCTTTGGAGAGAAGGCGCTGGACGTAATGAGGCGGGAAGATGGAAAGGACACGTTGTTCTACCTGGACCCACCCTACTTGCCTTCGACACGAATAAGCCCCAGGGTCTATCTCCACGAAATGACGTGGGCAGACCACGAGGAAATGTTGAGGGTAATCGGAGGGCTGGAGGGAAAGGTTATTCTTTCCGGGTACGACAACTCCCTATACAGTGAGGCGCTGACGGTGGAAAAGGGTTGGGAGAGACAGGAGACGGAGATGGCAAATCACGCAGCCGGGGGTAAGGAGAAGAGGAGGATGGTGGAAGTGTTGTGGATTAAACGGTGGGCTGGAAAACCCTCTCCAATCGGAAAGACCTTTTCTCTCTTCGATTAATGACCGTTTGGGTGGTATAGATTGGAAAGTAAGGTGTTAGACAATATCGAAAGGAAAGAGGTAACGAGTAATGCCTCCTCTGAATGCCAGTAACGGAAAGTCAAGGGTGACCGTCTTCCCCTGGTATGGGGGAAAGTACATACATCTCAATTTCATTCTTCCGAAATTACCCAGGACAAAGAGGTACTGCGAACACTATGGGGGATCAATGGCGGTACTACTCAACAAAGTGCCCAGCGAGCTGGAAACCTACAATGATTTGAATGGGGACTTGGTCAATTTCTTCCGAGTACTGCGATCACAGGGAAGGGATCTCCAGTCGTTACTGGAGTTGACACCCTACTCCAGAGAAGAATATGCGAAAGCAGTTGACCCACCGGCAGGATTGGGAGAAGTAGAAAGGGCACGGCGGTTCTACATTCGTGCACGGCAATCAGTAGGGGGGTTGAAGGAAAAACCTACAGTGGGAAACTGGAAAAGGTCAGTAACTGACTCCCATAGTGGGGTGCCGGGAGAAGTCAGTTCATGGTTAAGTGGAGTAAGTGTCCTACCGGAGATAGTCGAGAGGATTCTCCAGGTCCAGATAGATAACAGGCCAGCTCTGGAGACAATAGAACAGTACGACTCCCGAGAGACACTTCACTATCTCGACCCTCCCTACCCCCACGAGAGCCGATCTGGGGGTTACTCTGTCTATTCGCATGAAATGACTAACGAAGATCACGAACGGATGGCCAGAAAGTGTAGGGAAGTGGAGGGATGGGTAGCTATCTCTGGATACGAATGTCCCCTCTACACCAAGTTGTTTCCTCCGGATCAGTGGATAAAATCGCTGGACGAAATAAAGAGAGCACCATCGGCCAGGCATGGAGAAACTCCAGAACGTCAGGAGGTCTTGTGGACGAATTATGACCCAATTTCCTTCGCCCGCAATATACCCAAAAACCGAAAGACCTTTTCTCTCTTCGATTGAACGGGTAAGATAGAAACGATTGAACGGCGTGAGAAGAAAACCGGGCAGAATTGGGAATAATACAGAGGGGATAGGGCAGCGTGAGCCTCCCCCTGATGATCATCCCTTACTTGGCCCCACACAGCACTTACCGGGGACGAGGGGGAAGATAGCCGTGATGACCGCACGGTACCTGGCGGGATACGCAATCTATCACCCGGACGATGCCAAGAGAGATATGGGGATAATCCCTGGCACAATACCTGGGGAAGAGTAGAGTAACAGGGATAGGGAACTCAGTCACTGAGTCAAGAGCAGAGGCTAAACAAACCAGCCAGAAAGGGAGAGGGTAACATGTCCCACCACTTTACAGACCGGGCTCGCAAGGTGATGCAGCTGGCCAAGCAGGAGGCCCAGCGCTTCAACCACGAGCATGCCGACACTGGCACCGAACACACCATGCACATTGGCACGGAGCATATCCTGTTCGGGATAATCAAGGAGGGTAAAGGGATAGCAGCCAGCGTGTTGAGGAACAGGGGTATCAGTCTGGAGAAGATCCGGACCTATACTTACGTTTACTTCGATACAATGTTAGACAAGCGGGCAGAGACAGGGAAGCTGGTGGGTGTGGATGCGAGTGAGAGTTATGATTACCAGGTAAAGGGTAAGCTACTACCCCTGGTGGACTTGGCAATAGACTACTCTCTCAGGGCAGCTGAAAGGCTCCAGCATAACTATATCGGCACGGAGCACCTAAGGCTCCAGCATAACTATATCGGCACGGAGCACCTGCTGCTTGGGTTGATTGCTACTACGGAGGGGGCAGCAGCGAAGATACTCCAGTCTCTGGGGGTGAAGCTCGTGGACCTGGAAAAGGAGATACTGGACCTGGTAAGGAAGGGAGACGGGGGAGAGGAGTACAGTGCCACGAAGGAGGAAGATATGAGTAGCCCTCGTAGAGGAGGAGAGGGAACGGAGTCAAAGGGGGAGTCACCCGAGGAGGTTCGTTGCCGTTTCACGTGCTCCCCTGATAAGGGATGGACCGTTGAGGATGAGGGGAAAGACGGATTCAACGTCAAAGCTGAGATGGAGAAGCTGGGTGAAGGATTGAAGAAGTATGGACCCTTACCTCCATTGAAGAGCCTGCTTCGTTTCGAGCCGTGTACGGTGGGGAACACGGTAATAGGGGATATGGTGATGCTGAAGTCGGGTGGACCGTTGATGACGGTCACGGGGGTTAGCAGGGAGGGGCAGTTGGTGCAGTGCAGTTACTTTTCCCAGACCGACAGGGGTGAGTGGCTGATGAATGTGAACATTATGAGAGAGGCGTTGAAGAAGGTTGCCTGCTGTGATAAGGGGAAGGAGAACCACGTGAGAGACAACATGAAGTGCCCCCTGTTTGGAATCCCCAAGGCGGCTGAAACGTGGAGGGATGGATCAGGACCGGAATACGTGGTGAATTGGTCATTGTGTAATTGCGAAAGAGTAGTCTTCCCCCCGGTGTAATGGCCCATCGCCCATTGCTCTCCTCCCAAGACGACCAAGGAATTGCCTGTTCTTCTCAAGTCTCCTATCACATCTTTCTCCCCTTTTATCTACCTTCTAGGTATCTTATACTCAGTTAGAGGATGAGTTCTGATATGGGAAAACGTAGAAATCAGCCAACAACCACTGGGAACAAATATGGTGGAAAATTCACTGATACTCAACGTGAGAAAGTGTTGAGAATCTGTGAAGAATTGGACTCGAATGGTTACAGTCAAAATGAAATTGCTGCTGAGTTGAAGAAGATTGGAATGGGTGTGACACAGCCGCAAGTCTGTAACTACTTGAAGACGATTCGGCAGCGGTACATTGATCTCCAGATGTGTTCCCGTCACGAAGTGGTGGCGAGGAAAATCCAGCTGCTGGAAGACATTCGGATGAAGGCGCAAAAGTCGTGGGAGTTCTCGAACGGGCAAATTAGCGATGAGCTAAAGAGGGTATTGGTGGACAAGCTGAGCGAAGATGGTTTGGAATCGCTGCCTGAAGCAGTGGAGATAACATTGAGAAGGTCTCCGGCCGGTGAATGGCTGAGGATCATGTTGGATACGCTGCGGGAGGAAATGGAATTATTGGGTTTGAAGGACAAGATAGGGAGGCA